ACCAGCACCGTGGAGATGCTTCAGCCCGAGGTCGGAGGGGGAGGGCAGACCGCGCAGGGCTCGCAGGTCAACGTGCACGAGGTGGTGGTGCGTGTGCTGGACACCCGCGGCGTCGAGATCAACGGAAAGCCGCTGGACCCCCGCCGCTTCGGGCCCAACCTGCTCGATCAGCCGCCGCCGGCATTCCAGCGGGACGTGCGCACGCTCACCCTACAGGACGAGATCTACAAGACCAAGGTGGTGATCCAGCAGTCCTACCCACTGCCGTTCCATCTGCTCAACGTCGTGCGCAAGGTCACGGTGAACGACGTATGAAGCCCGAAGCCGCCCGACCCGAGGACGCCGAGGAGATCGCGGCGCTGGGGCGGCGTCTGCACGACAGCAGCGTCTACGCCTCGATCTCCTACAACGAAGCGAAGGTAGCCGGCCTTATGCGCCAGCTCGCGCGCGGCGATGGCGTGGTCTTCGTCGTTCGCAAGGACGGCCGCATCGTGGGCGGCATCGCCGGCGCGTGCATGCCCTGGTGGTTCAGCGACGAGGTGCACGGCTTCGAGTTCTCCTTCTTCATCCTGCCGGAGCACGCTGACGGCATCGCAGCGATCCGCCTCATGACCGCCTTCCGCCTGTGGTGCAAGCGCCAGGGCGCCAAGGTCATCCGCGTGGGCATCACCACCGGCATTCACCAGGACAAGACGGCCAGGCTGTATCGCCTGATCGGTTTCAAGGACATCGGTCCGCTTTTTGAGTTGGAGGTCTGAATGGGCATCGAAACCGCACTGCTGATCGGCCTTGCCGCCGCCGGCACCGCCGTGAGCTACAGCGCGCAGAAGAAGCAGCAGGCGCAGGCCGAGGACATGGCGCGTCAGCAGACCGCGCAGGCGCAGGACGACGCCAACTTCGCCGCCAGCGCCGCCGAGGTGGAGGCGCGCAAGATCCGCAAGGCCACGCAGAAGCAGCAGGCCGAGGCGCGCGCCGCGCTCGCGGCGTCGGGCGTGGTGGTGGGCGAGGGCACCGCGGAGCAGATCGACACGCAGATCGGCACCGAGGGCGAGCAGGACGCGCTGATGGCGCTCTACGACGGCTCCAACCGGGCGCGGCAGATCAAGGTCGGCGGCGACATGGCGGCGCAGCGCAGCCGCAACGCGGCGACCGCGGCGGGCTACGGCGCCACCAGCGCGCTCATCAGCGGCGCTTCGTCCATCGCGAGCGGCTGGAACACCAGCAGCCGCAGCAGCAGCCGGAGCTGACGCATGGCGAAGATCCCTACCGGCAACTTCGGCTATCGCACGCCCCAGGGCGGCGACGTGACGCCGACGCCCCAAATGGACACCCAGGCCACGGACGCAGCTGCCCGGCTCGGCCAACAGGTCACCAACATCGCCGGCCAGGAACTGCGCCGGCAGCGGGCCGAGGACGAACGCCTCGCGCGCCAAGCTGAGAACGTGCAGGTCATGACCGCGCACGCGACGATCCAGAACGGCCTGAACGACGTGTACCGTGAGGTCGACGCCGACGTCCTTGACGGCAAGATCGACAAGGTGGATGCCATCGCCCGCTGGAAGGACGACAGCGCCAAGGTGCTGGAGGACAACCTGAAGGGTCTGCCGCCCGAGCGCGCCGCGCTGGTCAATGCCCAGCTGGAGGGCCTGCAGGGGCGCCTGGAAGGCCAGCTGTACGGCACCTTCCGCAAGCGCGATCAGCAGGACGTGGCCGGCGGGCTCGTCCAGACGCGCGAGCAGCTTGAGCGCTTAGCGGCCACCGATCCCAAGGCTGCGGTGCAGCAGTGGCATGCAGCGGTCGACACGTCGGGCCCGGCCGCCGGCTGGACTGCCGAGAAAGTTGCGAAGGAAAAGCAGTCCTTCGTCGAGACCGTGACACTCCAGCAATTCCGCCGGGCCGGGCAGGATGCCATGCAGTCGGGTAGCGTCGAGGCGATCGACGAGGTGCAGAAGAAGCTGGCTGGTCCCGAGGGCGATGCGATCGACCCGACGAAGCGCAACACCCTGGATCAGACGCTGTTCGGATGGAAGACAAGCCTTGAGGCTCGCAAGGCCCGGGATGCGGACAAGGCCGAGCGCGAGGCGACGAAGCGCTTCAACACCGCCACGGACACGCTCAACAAGGGCCGCGATCTGGTGCTGGGCGGCGCCGCGCTGTCGCCGGAGTACATCGCCAAGATGACCGAGGAGGCCGCCGGCACCGGACTGGAGGATCAGGTGAAGGACCTGCTGGAGGTGCAGAAGCAGGCCAACGGCTTCGCCAACCTGTCTGCCAAAGACCGGGCCGCCCTGCTGGAGACGATCCGCGCGCGCCGCGCGAACCCGGCCATCGGCTTCGATCCGCAGGCCGAGAAGCAATTCAATGCCGCCCAGCAGATCGACGAGCGGCTGCGCAAGCGCGTGGACGACGGCGAGGCATGGGCCGCGGCGCAGTCCGTGGGCGTGATCCAGTCGGCGCCGCTGATGAACATCGCCAGCCCCGAGCAGGCTCTGCAGGTGTTCCAGTCGCGCATGGCGAACATCGGCGACGTGGAGACCTGGGCCGGCCAGAAGATCAGCCCGCTGCAGCCGCAGGAGGCCGACGCCCTGGGCAAGATCGTCCGCACCCTCAAGCCTGATCAGGCGGCCAGTTTCCTCGGCCAGGCGGGGGCCATCATCAACGACCCGGAGCGCATCGCGGCCGTCGCCAAGCAGCTGGGCGCCGATAAGAGCGTGCCGCTGGACATGGCGATGCTGTACGCGAACGCCAAGACCACCGAGGGGCGCTACACGGCGCAGCTGGTGCTGGAGGGCGCCCAGGCCATCAAGGACAAGGCCGTGCGCGTGGATGGCGCCGTCGAGACGGGGTGGCGCGCCTCGCTGGCCAAGACCATCCGCGGCGCCTACAGCAATCAGGAGGTGGAAAGCCGGATGATCGAGTCCGCCTTCCTGATCGCAGCGGCCAAGGGTGGCGCGGACTTGGACAACGCCGTGAACCTCGCCACCGGCGGGATCATCGAGCGCAACGGCGGCAAGATCCCGCTGCCCTACGGGATGAAGGAGCGCGAGTTCGAAAAGCGCGTCGAGGCGATCACCCCGCAGAGTCTTGCCGACCAGGCCCCCGGCGGCTTCGTGATGGCCGGCCCCGCAAAGGTGCCGCTGGCCGACTTCGTGAAGACGCTGCCCGATGCGCGCTTCGTGCACGCCGGCCAGGGCCTCTACAACGTGCGCGCCGGCAACACCCTGGTGACCAACGAGCGCGGCCAGCGCATCACCCTGAAGGTGGCGCCATGATCGACGCGATGTTCCAGAAGGGGACCGATCAGGCCCTGGACGATCAGCTGCAGCGTCCGGCGCCGTTCAAGCCCGACCCGGTGCCGTTCAGCTTCGGCGGCCTCCTGGCTGCGGCACCGCGCGGCGCCACGGCGGGCGCGGCCAACACGATGGCCTTCGGTGCCGAAATCCTGGGCGCCTTCGGCCAGGTGGACGCGGCTATCAGCCCGACCGGCAGCCGCGGCATGTTCACCCTGCCGACCGAGGAAGAGAAGCGCCAGCAGGAAGAGGTCCGAAAGAAGGTGTTCGGCCAGGGGGGCATCGACTACAGCAACGAGGCCGGCGACATCCTCAGAGACCGCGCGCGCGACCTGATGCCCGACCCGCAGACCGCGCACGCCAGCGAGCAAGTGGTGGGCGGCCTGAGCCAGTTTGCCAACCAGGCCATCGGCTACGCGGCCACCACCGGCCCGGCAGCACCCTTCCTCCTGGCCGGCGACGTGGGCATGGCCGAGGCGGACAAGCTCAGGCGCGAGGGCGTGGACGTGGCGACCCGGACGAAGGCGGGCGCGGTGGCCGGCGTGGTGGCCGGCGCCTCCATCGCCATCCCGGTGGCGGTGCCGGGGTCCATCGCCAAGACCACCGCCGCTGTCGTCGCGGGCGGCCCGGGCGGCTTCATCGCCCAGAACGCGGCCGAGCGCGCCATCCTGGACAACGCTGGCTACGACAAGATCGCAAGCACCTACGACCTGCTCGACCCGGTGGGCCTGGCACTTTCCACCCTGGTGCCTGCCGGCTTCGGCGCGGTGGCGGTGCGCGGCGCGCGCGTGAGGGCTGCCGCGCAGGCCAAGGCGCCTCTGACCGACATCCCGGCACCCGATCGGCTGAAGCTGCGCTACGACGATGCGCGCCTGGACGACTACGCGGTGCAGGCGGCGCAGCGCGAGGGCATCCCGCCGGAGGCGCTGCTGGCGATCAAGAACGCCGGCGAGCGCAGCGGCAGCACGGCCACCAGCCCGGCCGGCGCCCGCGGCGTGATGCAGTTCATGCCCGACACGTGGAAGGCCTACGGCAAGGGCGACATCACCGACCCGGTGGCCAGCATCGACGCCGGTGCGCGCTTCATGCGCGACCTGATCCGCCAGTACGACGGCGACGTGCGCGCCGCGATCGCCCACTACAACGGCGGCGGCCGGGCGGGCAAGGCTGTCCGGGAGGGCCGCGCGCCGCCGGCAGCCGAGACGCAGGGCTACCTGGCGCGCACCGATGAGTACATGCGCGGCCGCGCCACCGAGACCGCTGCGCGCCGCGCCGTCGCCGCCGACCCTGACACCGTGGCCGCCGCCCGGGTGCGCCAGACCCTCAACGCCATCGAGAGTTACAAGCTCACCCCGGACGGCGACCTGGCCGGCGCAACGGCGCACGCCGACGCGATGGAGACGGCGCACGCGCAGATGGCCGCAGGGGAGCCGGTGAGCGTCACCGACCTGCTGAATCTGGACGACGTGCGCACAGGCCGGCTGCTGGACGACATGATCGCCACGGGCGAGGAGGCGCGCGCCGCGCTGCTTCCGGAGGCCGGCAAACTGGCCGACGCCGGGCAGGTGCGCCAGCTGCGGGCCGAGCTGGATCAACTGCGCGCCAGTCGGCCTGACGACAGCGCGGCCGCGGTCAAGGCGCGCGCGAAGGAACTGCAAGACGGCGAGGGGCTGAGCTACAAGCGCGCGACCGCCGCGGCCGAGAAGGAGGTCCGGCAGGCACTGGAGACGCACGAAGCACAGCTGCAGCGCCTCACCGGGCTGCTCGACCAGAACGCCCGCGCCCAGCGCGCCGCCGACGAGATCGGCCGCATCGATCGGGAATTGGAGGGGCTGCGCGCCCAGCGCGGGGAGGTGGATGCCCCAGCCAGCAGCCCGCGGCAGGTCGCCCTGGCTGTTTCGGACATCTTCCGGCCGCGCCAGCCGGCTGCCCCCAGGTTGCTGGAACCGGCGCGCCCGGCGCCCGCCGGCCGTGCGGAAGCGGCGCGGCCCACGGCTCCGGCCGCGGAATCCCGTCCGGCGGCGGCCCGCGCGCCGGGGCAAGCCGGCGAAGGTGCCGTGGGTTCGCCGGATGCCGCCGCCGCCAAGGCTCTGGACAGCAGCGCCGCGGCCGCCCTGGAGATCAACCCCGACCTGATGGTGCAACTGGAGGGTATGGACAAGCCAGTGCGCGCAGCCGACCTGCTGGCCCAGGTGAAGAAGGAAGCGGCCGACGAGGTGCGCGATGCTCCGCTGCTGGACGTGGCGGCGAACTGCTTCCTACGCCATGTATGAGGCGGCCATCGTGAGCAGCACGAGCACGCCAGCCGCCAGCACCATGCCGCCGATGATGGTCCAGTACCCCTTTGCCGCCTCAACGGCGGCTTCCCAGCGGCCGGTCATCATCCAGATGCACGCCGGCACGAAGCACAGCATGCCGGCGACGGCAAGGATGAACAGGAGCCAGGAGGGCATATGAAGCCGGATTGTGTCACCGCCGTGCAGGAAGCGGCGCAGAAGATGGGCCGAGCCCCCCTGACCCGCGCGCAGTTGAGCGCCATCGACGACCGCCTGAGCGCCACGATGCGGCGCCTGGCGCGCACCGATGCAGAGTGGCAGGCCAAGAGCCTGGACGAGCGTGTCGCCACCGCGGCGCAGGAGGCCATGGCCGAGATCAAGGCCGAGGCCGACCGCAAGGTGGCGAACGCCCAGCGGAAGATCCTCAAGACCGCCGCGACGGATGCGCGCATCACGGCCACGATGCAGCAGATGAAGGAAGGGCGCAGCCGCGCGCTGGTCAACGACATGGACCAGACCGGCCACTACATCACCGGGATCAAGAACGAGGCGGTCTCAGGGTTGATGAACCTGCTGGACGCGGTGAACACCACGAGCGGCACCGGCGCTGGCCGGCGCCTGATGATGTGGCTGTTCGATGTCGACAACCCGACCATGACCCGCGACGTAGCGCGCGAGATCTACCGCAACGGCGACGGCAGCACCGGCAACAAGGTGGCGCAGGAGGGCGCCAAGGCGTACCTGCAGACCATCGAGCAGTTGCGCCAGCGCTTCAACAACGCCGGTGGCGACGTGGGGCGCCTGGAGTACGGCTACATCCCCCAGCCGCACGATGCCGCCCGGGTGCGCGGCGCCGGCGGTGATGCGGCGCGGCAGGCGTGGGTTGACAACATCATGCCGTTGCTGGACCGCAGCCGCTACGTGCTGGAAGACGGCAGCCGCATGGCCGACGCGCAACTGCGCGAGGTTCTGGGCCGGGCCTGGGAGACCATCGCCAGCGACGGGGCCAACAAGCGCGAGCCAGGGACCTTCTCCGGCACCGGCGCCAAGGCCAACGCCGGCAGCGAGTCGCGGCAAATCCACTTCAAGGATGCCGATGCGTATCTTGAATACATGGGGCAGTACGGCACCGGCAGCATGTACGACGCCACCATCAGCCACATCACGCGCATGGCGCGCGACATCGGGCTGATCGAGCGCTACGGCCCAAACCCGAACGCGCAGATGCGCCTGCAGTTCGACCTGGCCGACCGCGCAGACGGTGGCATCAAGCGCGATTTCGGCTTGCGCCCTCAGTCCTACTGGGACCAGCTCAACGGCACCGCCGGCACGCCGCAGTCGGCCAAGCTCGCGGAGATCGGCACGCACGCGCGCAACATCCAGACCTTCGGCAAGCTCGGGGCCGCGGTGATCTCCAGCGTGACCGACCTGGGCACCTACATGGTGACCACGGGCTACAACCGGCTGAGCTACTGGGATGCGATCAAGAACATCGGCAAGACAGCCGCCAGCAAGGACGCGCGCGACTTCCTGACCACGCACGGCATCATCGCGGAATCGATGATCGGCGACATGCAGCGGTGGACCGGTGACCACATCCGACAGACGTGGAGCGGCCGGCTGGCGAACAGCACCATGAAGCTGTCGCTCATGAACGCCTGGACCGACAGCCTGCGCCGGGCTTTCTCGCTCACGATGATGCAGGGCCTGGCGCGCATGTCCAAGACGGAATGGGGCAAGCTGACCGAGTGGGACCGCACGCTGATGGAGCGGCGCGGCATCACCGAGGCCGATTGGCGGGTGATCCAGAAGGCCGAATTGACCGAGTTCAGCGGCGCGCAGCACCTGACGCCCGAGTCGATCCGCGCGAGCGGCGACGAGCGCGCCTCCGAGGTGGGGTCGAAAGTGCTCGGCCTCATCACCGACGAGAGCGAGTAGGCGGTCCTGAATCCCGACCTGGCGACCAAGACCATCGCGTCTGGCGGCGCAACCCAACGCGGCACGATCCGCGGCGAGCTCGCGCGCAGCGTCATGCAGTTCAAGTCTTTCCCGCTCGCCATGGTGTCGCGGCATTGGCGGCGGATGCTGGAGGCGCCGAAGGTGACCGACGGCAGCGCGCCGGCGCTGGCCAACCGCGTGGCCTATGCCGGCGCGCTGATGCTCACGACGACTGCCCTCGGCGCCATCGCTGCGCAGGCCAAACAGGTCATCGCCGGCAAAGACCCCATCGACATGACCGGCCAGCATGCCGGGAAGTTCTGGGCGAAGGCGCTCGCTCAGGGTGGCGGCCTGTCCATCGTGGGCGACTTCCTGCTGAACGACCCGACCGAACAGCCAGGAGACGCGCTCGGCAACCTGGTGAAGTCGGCCGCCGGCCCGGCCATTGGCGCTGTTGGCGAGTTGGCAACCAAGAGCATCACCAACCTCTACAAAGCCGGCAAAGGCAAGCCCACCCACGCCGCGGCCGAGGGCGCCACCTGGCTGCGCGCGAACATGCCCTACGTCGGCATCTGGTACGCGCGCGCGGCGCTCGACCATGCAGGCTTGCACGCGCTGCAGGAGAACCTCTCGCCGGGCTACCTGTCGAAGATGCGGGCGAGGGCGGCCAAGGACTTCGGGCAGGACTACTGGTGGAAGCCGGGCACCGGCGGCCCGGATCGTGCGCCCGACTTGGCGCGAGCTGTTGGAGGTTGATGATGCGACAAGACCAATTCGAGAAGCTCCAGGATCTGCATGAGAAGCTGACCGACGTGTTCCTCACCGAGGCCGACCCCGACCAATGGCCCGGGCACGGCATCGACCTGAAGGCCATGGACAAGCAGACCCGTGGCGACCGCTACTGGTGCAAGAAGAACGCGGTCGCGACGATCGCCGTGATGCAGCGCATCACCAGCCTGGTCGACCACATCCATTCGCACAACCCGGACGCGGAGCCCGACCCCACGGGAGTGGAGCCCGAAGAAGACCTAGACGCCGAGGTCGAGGCCGCCGAGAAGGAGGCCAAGGCGCTGCTGAACAAGGTGCAGGGCGGCGCAGCCAAGGCGGCATTCGACAAGCGCGTGCATGGCAAGTCGTGAGGTCTCCTTTCTCGCCTTCTTCCTAATCTGGGCGAAGTACCAGCGCTGGGAGGTGCCGGCGCTGCACGTCCGCATGTGCCAGTGGCTGGAGACCTGCGCCGACCCTGAGCGTGTGCTGATGGTCTTCCGCGGCGCTGCCAAGTCCACCATCTACGCGGTCTACAAGGCGTGGAAGCTATACCGCAACCCGAAGCATCGCTCACTCGTCTGGTCGGCCGACAACGATACCGCAGGCATGCTCACGGCCGACACCATCAACGTGCTGCGCAACCATCCGCTCACGCGCGGCATGCTTCCCAAGAAGCCAGGCGCGAAGAAATTCTGGGTGTCGGGCGCTACGGACGCGCGCAACGCCAGCATGCGGGCGGTAGGCGTGAACTCGAATGCCACTGGCGCCCGCGCCGATGACGTGGACTTCGACGACGTGGAGGTGCCCGGCAACATCGAGACGCCTGAGGCGCGGCTAAAGATCCGCAACCGGATCAACGAGTCCACGCACATTGCGGTGCCGGACGCGCAGAAGACGTACATCGGCACCCCTCACACCCACGACTCGATCTATCCGGAGCGCATCGCGCAGGGGGCCGCCGTGCTCAAGATTCCGCTGTTCGCCCACGTCAAGCGCTACGCTGAAACCGACCGAAAGACCCGCTACGCCTTCGACTTCCCTGTGGGCGACGATGGCCTGTACGTGCTCGCTGGAATCTACAAGGCGGCCCGCATGCTGGTCGAGGGCGAGGACTACACGCGCGGCCCGGGATTCGTGGAGTTCCCGAGGCCGCCGGGCTGCGTCATCGACATCTGTTCGATGTGTGCCTGGCCAGAGCGCTTCACGCGCCGGACCATCGAGCAGCGGCGCAAGGAGACGCGCACGCTCAACGGATGGGACTCGCAGTACATGCTGGAGGCCAAGCCCATCGAAGAGATCCGCCTTGATCCCGAGCGGATGATCCCATACGACATGAAGCCGGTGCTGCGCATCGCCAACCGCACACCGGTGATGATGCTCGGCAACGTGCAGATCGTGGGCGCGAAGTGCCGCTGGGACTGCGCGCTCGGCAAGATCGACGCCGACGCCTCGGCCATCAGCCTGATCCTGACCGATGCCGCTGGCACGCTCTACTGGCAGTTCGCAGAGGGGCTGACCGGGGACCTGGCCCAGCAATGCCAGCGCATCCGGCAACTGGTCATCGAGTACCACATCCCAAGCATCACGGTGGAAGTGAACGGGGTAGGCGGCTTCGTGCCAAACGAGCTGCGCAAGCACCTCGCGGGCCGGGCGCTGCAGGGCAGACCGCAGGAGCCCCTGGTGTGCGGGGTGGTCGAGGACCACGCCACGGTCAACAAGAACAAGCGCATTCTCGATGCCTTCGAGGCCCCCCTGTCCAACCGGTTCCTGTGGGCGCACGTCAGCGTCACGGACGGTCCTGTGTGGGACCAGATGAAGGACTGGAACCCGGGCGGGAAGAAGGAGCAGCCTGACGACTACATCGACAGCGCGGCCGGCGCGATCGATGCTACGCCGGTGCGAATTGGCCGCGGCCACAGTGCCAAGATTTTGGCAGACCAACAGCGTGCAATCTGGCGGCCGGATTCCGGCGTCCATGAAGTCACGCTGGAGGCCTGATGACCGTTCCTGTTCAGGACCCGGTGACCGCCCACACCGGGAACGGGGTCACCACCAATTTTGCATACGACTTTCTGCTGCTCGACGCGGCAGACCTGCTGGTCTACGTCAACAGCACGCTCAAGTCGATCAACACCGACTACACCCTCACGGGCATTGGCAATCCGTCAGGCGGGGAGGTGGTGTTCGCGAGTGCGCCGGCCAACGCCTCGGCGCTCTTGTTCCAGCGCTCGGTCGTTCTGGAGCGCCAGACGGACTACCAGTACGCCGGGGATTTCCAGTCGTCCACCGTCAACCGGGACTTCGACCGGCTGGTGATGGCCCACCAGGACACCCGCGTTTTCGCGGGGCGCGCGTTGCGTCTCCCGCTCAGCGAGACGACCACGGCGCCGCTGCCGCCGGTGGCCACCCGCGCCCTGCGTGCGCTCGGATTCGACGCCTCCGGCAATCCGGTGGCAATCGCCGGGGCCGGTGATGCTTCGTCGCTGGCACTGCTGCTGCAGGACGATTCCAGCGCGATCAATGGTGCGGCTCTGGTGGGGTTCGACGCCTCCCTGACGTATCCGGCCGGCAGTGTCGGCCAGGCCGCAAAGACTGCGGTGCAGTTCCCGAACGACGTTGCCAACAGCGCCGACGCCGCGAAGGGCTCCGCCATCGTGGGCTACAAGATGGCCGCGGCCGGGGCAGTGGGCCGCACCCTCTCCGATAAGCTGGCCGAGTTCGTGAGCGTGAAGGACTTCGGCGCCAAGGGCGACGGGGTAACCGACGACACCGCGGCCTTCCAGGCAGCCTACGCCGCCAGCAAGAACATCCTGATCCCCCGGGGCTCCTACGTCATCTCGGGGCGCGTGGGCTCGCTGGTGGACGGCGCGGGCCCATCCTTCATCGGCCAGGGCGCCAATCTCTCCGAGCTGATCCTGATGGCTGGCGGCGGCCTGGATGTGTCGGGCCGAGGCTGGCGCATCAGTGAATTGAAGTTCACCGCCGGCGCGGTCGTCACGTGCGCGATCAAGACGGGCGAGGTTGACTCCAACGAGAACAGCGAGCTGAGCAACTGCTTCTTCGTGAGCAACAGCCACGTGTCCGATGGCGTCAATCAGAAGTACTTCCAGATCTGCGCCGACATCTATCGGATGTGGTACTCCAACATCCGGGGCAACGTGTTCCGCAACGGCTTCTATCACGACCGGATGGCCGGGGTGGGCCTGAAGTTCCACTACTCGGTCAACGTCACGGTGACGGGCAACAGCTTCGCGGCCTTTGATCGAGCCTACGAGTGGACCACCGATCAGTACGAAGGCACCTACCAGTGCGAAGGCCACATGATCATCGGCAACGGCTTCGTTTCGAACCAGTGGCACATGTACTTCGGCGCGGGCCTGCTGCCGACCATCGAGGGCAACATCCTCGACCAAGGGCCGCTCGATGGCTACCCAATCGAGAGCTATGCGAACTGCACGCAGATCGTGGGCAACTGGATCGCGTCCGCTTACCCGGTGCTGATCAAGAACAGCGACCGGCACATCGTCGCCAACAACGTATTCGATCAGCTGACGGGGACCATGGGCGCCCCGAATGTCGCGCTGGTCATCGACAACGCCGACTTCGGGAACATCCACGGCAATGTGTTCCGCGGCTACTACGTAGCGATGTCTGCCAACGCTGGGTGCGGCTTCTGGACGATCACCGGCAACAATGCGGTGGGGCAGACCAGCGGCGTGGCGTGGAACTTCTCCAACCTGACCGACAGCGTTTTCGACAACAACGTCTGCAACAACCAGCAGCAGACGCTGGCCGCATCGCTCAGCCGTGATACCTACGTGGTGTCGACTGTTCCGACTTTCGGCTCCTCGGCAACGGAGCAGCCCTTCGATGTACCTCTGCCTGTGAATCGCTTCCCCGCGGTGCCGGTCGCGGTGGTCACGCCCGACTCTGCTGGCGATCTCGTGTGCAGCGTGGACTACACCAACAGCACGACCAGCAACATCCGGGTGGTCGCCCGGAAGCGCGATGGCTCGTCCTTCTCCGGCGGCTACCGCTTCTTCGTGCAGGTGCATGCAGCATGAAGACCGAAGCCGCTGAACTGGCCGTTGCCGGCGCCGCCACGAAGACCACGTATATCACCGGGGCAGCGTCCGCAGTGCTGGGATTCTTGGGGTCCAACGCCTTCGCCGTCATCTTCGGCGCGCTGATCGCGCTGGCGACGTTCCTCGTGAACTGGTACTACAAGCGCAAGGACCACGAGCGCAAGAAGAGGGCGGAGCAGCGGGCGATCGAACTGGACGCCGCGAGGCTCGAAGCTATCCGCCGGCGCGGCCGCTCCGATTCGGACCTGGCACCGCTGGGCGAGGACGACTGATGGCTGCGCCGGCCACTCGGCGCGCCGCCGCCGTCGCCGCTGGCGTGATCGTCGTCGCCGGCGCTGCGCTGCAGGCCGCGAGCCCGAGCCTGCTGGCGTTCCTCCAGAAGTGGGAATCCGGCCGCGCCCGCGTGCTGGTGGTCTACCCCGACAAGCTGGCCGGCGGGCTGCCGACGGTCTGCAACGGCCTGACGCGGCACGTCACCGACACCCCCATCATTGTCGGCGAGCGATGGACGCAGGAGAAGTGCGAGGCCGAGGAAGCCGCGGCCGTCGCGCGCGTGCAGCACCAGATCGCTCCCTGCTTCAAACTGCCGCCGACGCAGGCGGTGTTCGACATGGCTTCCTCGCACGCCTGGAACCTGGGCGCGGCGGCCACCTGCGGCAGCGGCGCGATGGCGGCGTGGAACCGCGGCGACTGGGAGGCCGGCTGCCGGCGGATCAGCCGCGGCGACGACGGGCGGGTGGTGTGGAGCTTCACCACCAGGTACGTCGGCGGCAAGAAGACCCTCGTGTTCGTGCAGGGCCTGGCGAACCGCCGGGCCGACGAGACGCACACCTGCCTGGAAGGCCTCGGATGAGCGACGAAACCACCGCCACCGCGCCGGACAGCGTGCGCACGCGCCTGCTGGCGCTGCTGGGCCGGAAGTTCCTGTTGGCCGCCTTCATCGTGCTCGCCGCCACGGCGCTGCGCGTCGCGGATCTGCTCGACCAGGGCGGCCTGCTGACCGCCTGGGGCTCGGCCCTCGGCATCTTCGGCCTGGCCAACGTCGGCCAGAAGGCCGTGGAGAAGTGATGCCCTGCACCCGCTGCGGATCGCCTGACCACACGGTGAGTAAGTGCCCGTGGCCCACCCTAATGAACCCAAATGCTCACCCAAATGGCACCCTAAAGAGCGGCGCTGACCATCACAGCAGGCCACCCCTTTCGGTTGCACAAGGTCAACAAAATCAACCACTTGCGCGCATCGAGGCGGCGGCGCGGAGCCTTCAGCCGGCCACCCCCAAATTGGTGGAAAACCACCAGATTGCGCCATGACCGCCCTCCTGAACTGGCGCCTGTGGGCTGCTGCCGGGGTGGCGGTGCTG